TACGACCGAAGGGGCACGTTCGCCCGCTGACGGGTCGCAGGCCGGGAAGTTCAATGGGGCCGTACCCCATGGACCACTGAGGAATTGCACGCGAGCCCAATTCGACCGGGCCGTGCAGCGGGTCGCCTTTACCGTCATTGAGAGCCGGCAGGACCGCATGGCTGCCGATCTCACCTCGCAGGTGGCTCAGTTCATCGCCAAGGGCGCCAAGAAGCTCTTAGGCACAGATGAGGACCTTGCAAAGCTGATCGATGAGGACCCGACCGACATCGCCGCGGTCGAGTTCAATGCCGTCCAGAAGGGCAAGCTCAAGGAGCTTTACCGACGCTCGCTGTCGTCGGCATGGACGCTAGGCGGCTCGCTGGCTCGAAATGAAATCGAGCGGGCCCGTGGTCAAAGACAAGTGGCCATGAAAGACTTGCGCGAGTCGGCCGCTGACTTCTTCGAAGCCAACGGCTTTCGGATGGCCGGGAATGTCTCGGACGGGGTACGGGCCTTGATCCAGCAGGAACTGCAGAACAGTGTGAAGTTCGGACGCACTCCGGGGGATACCCGGCAGGTGATCTGGGACCGGCTGGTCTCGCGCGGCTTCACCTCTCGCGAAGCGGTGCTCGACAACGAGGAGGACGCGCAGGTCGTTCATGCGCTGAAGGATCTGTGGGGCGTAAGCGAGCGGCAGACTGCCGCATACCTCGACACGCTCTCGCGCACGAGTCTGTTGGAGGCCATGAACGAGGCGCGCTATTGCGAGTTCAACGACGCCGAGGTTGGCGGATTTGTGGCCGCGCTTCTGTGTAGCGCAATCCTCGACGATCTCACGACTGAGATCTGTCAGGCACTGAATGGCGGGACGTGGGCGGAAGATTCGGATGTATGGGACCAGTACCGCCCGCCGAACCATTTCAACTGTCGAAGTGTACTGATCCCGATCACAGAGCTGGACGGCTGGGACGGGCAGGAGTCACCGACTCCGACGGTGCAGCCACAGGCGGGGTTTGGAGGGACGCTGCAGTAATGGGTATGTTCGACACAGTGGTCTGCGAGAAGCCTTTGCCCGGTGAGCGTGTTCCGCCTTCGGTCGCGTGGCTGCAGACCAAGAGTTTTGATTGCTTCGGGCAGAAGTACACCATCACTTCCGATGGTCGGCTCCTGCGCGATGGGGCGCTGTTCGCATTCGAAGGCGTGTTTCAGTTCTACACCTTCACGCACGATGGGTGGTTTGAGTACGAAGCGTGCTACCGCGCTGGCAAACTGCATGACATTCGCCAACTCGCATGCATTCATGAGCCGCCCAATGCCCCCCGCATCATCACCCGCGTAATGGACGACGGCGTCGAGACGAAGGACGGTGCGGCGTGAAACGCTTTCTCGCTTTCAGCGGGCATAATTACTACCCCTGCGGAGGGTGGGATGATCTTGCGGGTGACGCCGATACGCTTGAGCAAGCTGTGAACGTCGCGAAGAACCCGGAGAATGGTGTCATTGATTGGTACCACGTTATCGATTCTGAGACCGGCAAAAAAGCCGCGGAGTATGAGCGTGACTCCTGAGCAACTCGCCATTGATGGCCTCGCCGCGCAGGAATGCGAAAGCCTTGCAGCCTGCGTCGCGCGTGGACAGACCCCAGACACCTATCAGGACATCATCCAGAAGATTCGCGGCCACGTGGATCAATTGCCAGCGGATCGCAAAGTGTTCTGGTCGGATTGGGTCCGAGAAGTCGGCGTAGTGCTGTATCCGCCGCCTCCTCCGAAGAAGATCGACAAGAAGCCGGGAGGCACTAGCGTGCCATAGCAACGGTCGATCTCAAGGGCCAAGAGGTATTTGCAGAGGGAATTTGGAACGGCATAGAGTTTAGCTCCGCCGACCTCGACAGCATCATCAAGTCCTTCGATGCCCTCGACCTCGGCGGTCATATTCCGCTGAAGCTCGGCCACGAGGGCCCCGATCCGCGTGATACCCCCGAGACGCAATTCGCGCTTGGCTGGGTGACGCGCATCTATCGCGAGGGCCGCAAGCTTCTCGCTGATTTCAACGTGCCGGAAAAGGTCGCGAATTGGATTCGCGACGGCATGCTTAAGTTTGTTTCCGTCGAGCTACTGAGAGACGTCAAAGCCGATACGCGGGAGATCCCGTGGGTGCTGGACGCAGTGGCTCTCCTGGGTGCCGACCAACCCGCAGTGGGCATCCTCAAATCCCTGTCGCTGACGATGGCTCGAAGCACTGCACTCCAGTGTCGTGAGCGCGTGGCGTTCTCGCGGGACAACCCCACAACTGGAGATAAGCCACCTATGGCAGACCCAACTGTCTCCGAGCTGATGGCTCGACTCGACAAGCTTGAGATCGAGAAGAAGGCTCTGGAAACCAAAGTCGCGGAAGGCGAAAGCTTTCAGCGCAAGTACACCGAACTGCAGACGCAGACCCACGACGAAAAGGTGCAGGCCCACCGCAAGGCTGTGCTCGCCGTTTTCGAGGCCCCCATCAAGGAGAAGAAGATTCTCCCGTGGGTGCGCGAGAAGTTCAGCAGCATTTATCGGGTCGAGACCGACGATGTGCTGAAGGTCACCACGGCAGACGCCGAGCAGTTCGCCCGCTCCAATCCGAATCCGGACGCTCCGCGAGCACCGGCAACGATTGGCGCAACTGACCCGAATGATCCGGCGGAGAAGGCGCTCATGAGCGTGCGGACCGCTGTGCGTTCGGCGGCTTCGGACCCGATGAACAAGGACAAGCCTCGCGATGTCCTGCTCGTCGAGGCGTTCAAGGCTCAGTTCCGGAGCGATCCGGACGTCGCCAAGGGTTGGCAGTCGGCCCCCGGCACGGTGCAGTAAAGGAGGCCCTAGAAAGCATTGGCAACTGAAGGCAGACAGAACAAGTGGCCCATCGTCGCAACCGAGGATCTCTCGGTCGCCACGGCCCGCTATCACGCGGTGAGCTTCGCTGGTCTCGTAGTGGGCAGCTCTTCTCGAGCGGCCGGCATCCTCGTGACCAGCGCTCGCTCTGGTGAGCGTGTTTCGGTCGTCTACGAAGGCATCGCGAAAGCGGCCATCGGCGGCACCGTAACGACGCTTGGGTACCCGTTGAAGATCACAACGTCGGGCTGGCTGGTCGTGGCCGCCTCCGGCGATGCGACCTGCGGTCGGGCGACAGTGGCATGTGCCAGCGGTGACCTTGCCGAGGTGATGGTCGACTTCATGACCGTCCCGGCTTGGACCGGCACCTGATCGGAGGCATAGCAAACAATGGGTTTTTCAACGGGCCGCGATCTTCACGTCGATAACTTTTTGACGGAAATCGCTATCAACTTCCGCCCTGAGGGCTTCATCGCTGACATGATCGCGCCGATCGTTTCGGTGGCGAAGGAGACCAACTTCTACCCGGTGTTCAACCGTGGCGAGACCTTCGCCATCGAGGACACTACGCGCTCACGCGGCACGGAAGCCAAGCGAGTGACGCGCTCAGTCTCCACGGCGGCCTACGCGGTGAAGAACTACGCGCTCGCGTATGACGTGTTCGTGGAAGACCGCGCCAATATGGATGCGGCACTCCAGTTCGAACTCGACGCAGGCGCAGTGCGCTATCTCAATACCAAGCTCATGTTGGATTGGGACAAGCGAGTCACCTCGCTCATCGGTTCTGCATCCAACGTATCGACGGGCTTCCTCACGGGTTCCTCGTGGGTGGGTCCGACCAATGGCGATCCGGTGAGCGTGATCTGGAAAGCCATGGAACAGGTGCAGTCGCAGACAGCGCAGAAGCCCAACAGCATCTGCTTTGGCTGGCAGGCGTGGAATTACTTCCGCCGCAATTCGAACGCGAGGAACTTTGTCCTCGGTCTGAATAACGGTGGTGGTGCGGTGACACGCCAGAATGCGCAGGATGCGTTCGAGGTGGAACGGCTGCTTGTCGCTGGCGGGTTCTACAACACCGCTAACGAAGCGCAGACGGCTACTCTTACGAGCAATGCTCTCAAAGATTCGGTACTGGTGTATTACGCACCTCTGGCACCGAGTCGTGAGACGCCCTCGTTTGCGTATTCCTTCCGCTGGACTGATCCGAACCTGGGTACGCCCTTCGCGGCCATCCGCCATCCGTATGAAACGCGGAAGAAGGTGGACGGCATCGAATTGCAGTACTACCAGGACGAGAAGATCACCGGCTCCGAATACGGTGCGCTGATTCTCGGTGTCGGCTCGGCACAGGCGAACGGTTTGACTTGACAGGTTGACCCCTCATTGGCGGGGCTACGCGCCCCGCCTTTTTTGAAAGGCAAATGTGAAGGCTATTCCAATTCGGGAGATTCACGAGATCGAGCTGTCATCCAGATGCAGCTTGGCCTGTCGTTACTGCCCGCACCCGAAGCTGGAACGCCCGAAAGAGGATATGTCGTGGGAGACGTTTGAGCGCACGCTCGAGCACGTCGCCTACTATGTCGAGAAAGGAACGCAAGGCGAAGTCTCGCTGACGGGGATCGGGGAAGCAATTCTCCATCCCCGATTCGTCGAGGCGGTGTTTCGCGTTCGCGAAGTGATCGGTGGCCGGCAGATCACGCTCGCCACGAATGGTGTCGACATGACACCGGAGCTCGCGGATGTTCTTGCCCGTTTCCGCGTGGTGACCTATGTGAGTACGCATCGGCCGGAGAAGGCCGGGCCTGCATGGGAGATGCTGAAGAAGGCTGGAGCCATCACGGGGCTCAATACGGCGTTTGTAGACTCGTCCATCGACTGGGCCGGGCAAACGAAATGGCACGTCTCGGCCAAGTCGCATGACTGCACGTACCTCGGTCTCGGCTGGGGTGTCGTGCGGCAGGATGGGAGCGTCAACGCGTGCTGCATGGACGCGCATGGGAAACATAAGCTCGCGAGCGTGTGGGATGAAGTCGGCTCGCTGATGACGCGGCCAATCGGACTGTGCGGGTCATGTCATTTGAAGATTCCTGCTCACATGCGGGAAGAGGTGGCCGCA